TGTAATGAAATTGACCCTCGCGTTATGAGCTTATACGAACAAAACCATCATCCCCGATACGCTTTTCTTGAACCAATCCAGACGTTTAAGGATAGGACTGCATTCCCGGATGCTCTTTATAATCTTGACATTTTGGATGGCTCACCGCCATGCTCCGCTTTCTCAATAGCAGGTAGCCGAGAGGAAGCGTGGGGCGTTGAGAAAAAGTTTCGTGAGGGTCAAGCAACCCAGATACTTGATACTCTATTTTTTGATTTCATAGAGCTTGCGCACAAGCTTCAGCCCAAAGTTGTAATAGCTGAGAACGTGAAAGGACTATTACAGGGTGATGCGAAAAAATATGTGCAACGTATCTATGCGGAGTTTGACGCAGCCGGCTATTATTGTCAGCACTGGCTATTGGATGGCTCTAATATGGGCGTACCACAAAGGCGTGAGCGAGTGTTTTTCGTATGCCTAAGAAAAGACCTCATAGACTTTGTGCCGGTGCAATACAATCTGTTTGACGTGCTGCCACGCCTTACTCTGGACTTTCACGAGCCTCCTATCACTTGTGAGGACGCGGGCATAGAGTTGGGGGACCCGATAACGACACCATGCTATGCTGAGGAATACGACAGGCTCAAAGCTGGATTACCCAAAAAGTATCTCCAATGCTGTCTATACCCTAAGACGGTCGTACACCCTACGCTGATTGCCGGGTACCGAGCAAAAGCCTCCCCAATGCCGGATTGGGGCAAACAATGGCTATCAACATCGGATATATGCAAAATATCATCATTCCCTCAAGACTACGATTTTGGCACACAAAAGCCGGAATATGTATGCGGAATGAGCGTACCGCCGCTTATGATAGCCCAAATCGCTACGCAAGTTTATGAACAATGGCTAACAAGAATTAACCAAGTAAAATGACACGAAAGAAAGTAATACTCACCCTTAGCCGAGTGTTTCCACAAACCCACTCAAAAAAGGGTATCAACACGCTCTTTGCGGTTAACCTTTTCGCGGGCCGTAAGATACACACCATACGCACCGATGAAAAGGAGCTATGGGAGCAGCGTGTTAAGGATATTAACGAGGGGCGCAAGCTCTTATGTGTGCGTGAATGGACTGGCCGCCCTTACAACTCTGAGCAGGCCGACATAAAGAACTTTGTGCAAGTAGGACTGCAACACATCACAATGACCTATGGAGCAGATGATAAACTACCCCAAGCGTGGGTTGATGGCAAGTCGGTCCCGATTGAAACACTCGCCAAGAATGACGGACTCCGTGTTGAGGACTTTGTTGAGTTTTTCTTTGGTACAAAGCAATACAATAACAACGTCTTTGAGGGCGTGATACTCCATTTTACGGATTTCCGCTATTGAGGTATGGAGAATGTGGTTTTGAACGGTTGCACTTGCTACAACGGGGATAGTCTGGAGCTTATGGCTACTATGCCCGATAAGTGCGTTGATTTCATTCTGTCTGACATACCCTATGATTTGGATTTGAACGGTGGCGGGGCGCATGGTGATTTCTGCACCCGCAAGCAAATCCAATCACGCAAAAACAGCTCACTTTACTTTGTATCACAAGGCATAGACTACGACAAAGTTTTCTCTGAATTTGAGCGCATTTGCAAGGTAGTGAATATATGCGTGTTTTGCTCAAACAAGCAGATAGGGCGCATAATGACATGGTGGGAGCAGCGCGGTTATGTGGCTACACTACTTGTATGGGATAAGCCTAACCCTATGCCTTTGGGTAATGGGTGCTACATAAACAATCTTGAATTTATCGTTTATGTGCGCTCCAAAGGTGCTACCTACAATTCCCTCGGCTACGATATGCAATTCAAGACCTTTCGTAACCAGCCGCCTCAAGCAAAAGAAAGAATACACGAAACGGAAAAGCCGGTGAGCCTACTGCAACGCTTGTTGTTGCTCCACTCCAACGAGGGTGATGTGGTGTTTGACCCTTACGCCGGCTCTTTTACCACTGCCATTGCCTGCCATAAGGAAAAACGCAAATTCATAGGTTGCGAGATACTTTCAAAATACTATGAGCCGGCCGTGAAACGCCTCCGAGGTGTGACCGCTCAACAAAGTTTATTCTAAAACTCAAACAAGTTACTACAATGGAAACAAACCCCACGAAAAGAAAAGATATATTTCTGGTGGACCCGCGTAATATCCGGGTTGTTGACGGTTTCAACGTGCGCCGGGATTTTGACTTAGAGGAACTGAAAGAACAAATCAAGTCAAAGGGTGTGCTTAACCCTATAACCGTAATCGCCTACAAGGATGAGAACGGAATGGAACTCTACAAACTGGTTGACGGAGAAAGACGTTACCGTGCCACTATGCTTGCAATCTCCGAGGGTGCTGACATTCCTTTCGTGCCGGCTCTCAAAGCTCCAAAGGACGCAACGGTGCAAGACCTATACATTGAGCAGATGATGCGTAACGAGGGCAAAAAGTTTACCGAGTTGGAATGTGCGGTTATGTATCGCCGTTTCAAAGAGGAATTTGGCTACACACAGGTACAAGTGGCCGACATATTCAAGAAATCCCCGGCTTTCGTGAGCAAGTGTCTTTCGTTGCTTGACCTGCCCCAATATCTCCAAGACAAAATAGCGTGTGGTGAGTTGTCGGCAAAGGCAGCAAGGGAGATAGCCACAAGTTACTCAGACAGCCACGACCAAGTGAGAGCCGCAAAGTCGGCCGTGAGGACTGCAAAATCAAATGGCCGTGCGACCGCTACCAACAAGGAGGTACAACGCGCCCTCAAGGATGCAAAGCAAGGTAGGGTTATCGCTGACGCTCTTAGGAGCATTGCCGCCTATCTGGACGGTGTGCCGACCATTGAGGTTGACCGTCTTATAAAGTCGCTTGATAGGTGTGGAACTCTACACGCCGCTATGAAAGAATACAAATCAAATAACCCCGTATGACATGGAAATGAACACCTACCAAAAGGAGGCAAAGGCAACCGCCATTTACCCCAACGATGGAAATATCACCTATCTGGCACTCGCCCTTTGTGGCGAGGCCGGTGAGGTGGCCGACAAGATAAAGAAAGTGCTACGCAATAAGCAAGGGCAATTCTACGCCCCCGACATTGCCGCCATTGCACTTGAACTGGGCGATGTGCTTTGGTATGCTGCCAATCTCGCTAACGCCATTGGCTACACGCTTTCCGACATTGCCGAAATCAATCTTCAGAAAATCAACAGCCGCGCCCAACGTGGTACACTCCACGGGTCCGGCGATAACCGATAACCCCTAAACAACATCAATATGGAATACCCCAACGTACAACACAAGATTGTAAGGGTGGAAATCCCCTACAAGCCTATACGCCTACCGCGTAAATTAAAAAAGGACATCATCAAGACATCGGGCCGCGAAGCCTATCGCAAAATCATTGATGCTATCTACCTACAAATCATATTAGGTGGCACTCAATACCTCAAAATCCGCAAGGTGAATGAGTAAGACTATACAAGAGGCAATTCAAGAACTTGCTATTGCCGTTGGTGAATGTTCGGTTACGGTTCAAAACATGATTGAAAGGGTATTAGGTTTTAACCAAACCTATATAAAGTTGGATGAACTAAAACGACTTACCAAAACGCAGAAGCCAAAATACCCACAATCTCCATACGCAAAATTTGACAATATCCACAAAAAACAAAAACGAAAATGAAACTGTTATTTTTCGACTTAGAAACAACCGGTACATTGGTGAACAAACATGGTATTCACCAGCTTTCCGGGGCCGTTGTGATAGACGGTGAAATCAAGGAGAAATTCAATCTCCACGTTCAGCCCAACCCACAAGCTCAGATTGAGCAAGCCGCCTTAGATGTGGCAGGTGTGACCCGTGAGCAAATCATGGCTTACCCTCCTATGGGGCAAGTTTACAACGAGTTTGTCAACGATATACTTTCAAAGTATGTTGACCGCTACAACAAAACCGACAAGTTTTTTCTTGTTGGCTATAACAACGCCTCTTTCGACAATCAATTTCTCCGTGCGTGGTTTATCCAGAATGGGGATAAATACTTTGGCTCATGGTTTTGGGCTAACTGTATAGACGTGATGGTTATGGCAACGCCCTATCTCGCTGACCGCCGCGCCCAAATGGAGAATTTCAAACAAGGCACCGTAGCCAAGACCCTCGGAATTGCTATTGATGATAGCAAGCTCCACGATGCGCTCTACGACATCGAGGTGTGCAAGGCTATATATGACATCGTTTGCGCCCGCTACTGATGAACTCACTACACATTGGCATAGATACCGGCACCCACACAGGCATAGCCGTGTGGGATAGCCGGGGCCAGTGTTTCCGCGCTATTGAGGATATGCCTATCCACAAGGCTATGGAAACAGTGGCTAAGTACAAGGAGATAGCCGACCAAGAGGAGGCAAGGCTCTATGTTCACGTTGAGGACCCGCGACAACGTACATGGTTCGGCACCGAAAGAATGAGCCGTGAGGAGGAGCGAAAGAAACTGCAAGGCGTTGGCTCAGTCAAACGTGATGCGTCTATCTGGGAGGGCTTTCTCTCTGATATGGGTGTATGGTTTGAAATGGTAGCCCCCAAGCGCAATGTTACCAAGCTCACACATGAAAGATTTGTAGCTATCACCAAGTGGAAAGGGCGCACTAATGAGCATAAACGCGATGCGGCAATGCTTGTTTTTGGGAGATAGTAATTTTTCTGCCTAAATATGCGTTCTGTGAACACATTATTTTGTATCTTTGCACTATTAACCGAGTTAATTTTAACGATATGGACGTTACAACATTCACACTATGGGATTATCTCTTACTCGCAATGAGCTTTATTGCGTTGGTGGCCGTTCTGTGGGCGATTGACGCAAGGGGCTGGATTGGCTCTAAGGTGGCAAAATTGCTGCCCTTTGCGACCATTCAGCAAGGGGATAAGGTGCATATCTATCTCAACGGAGAATACAACCGCACGGCAACACTTTCAAAGGTTGCGGTGGATTGTGTGTATATCTACGATTCAGCCATAAGATTGCCTCTTTCTCACCGTGGGCGTTTCTATGGGATTGGCGTAGATGCTGCCGATGGTAGCCATGTGGTTTTTATCACAAGGCACCGTCACTATCGCCTTATCCGGGTGGCTGAACTTATCCGCAAGGTGTTCGGCTTACAGAATGAAGATGGTACTCTCAACCCTGATTATGCCGAATGTGAGCAGCTTGTCAGCGATGTAGCCGAGGAGGGCGAAAGTGATGAATGTTGAGTCTATGAAATATCGCAAGGTGGCTGACCTGCACCCCCTGCCCGATAATCCGCGCACTATCACCAAAGCGGATTTTGAAAGGCTGGTTGATTCCATAAAGATAAATGGCTTTTGGGAACACCAGCCTATGGCATTGGAGGAACAGGGCGGCCGCCTTATCGTTCTATCCGGCAACCAACGCCTCAAGGCTGTAAAGAAACTCAAAATGAAAGAGGTGCCGACCGTTCTTTATTCAGACTTGACCGATGAGGAGCGCATTGAGATTATCCTACGCTCCAATATCAACAATGGAGAATGGGATAGCAACATACTCACCACGGCCCCGGCTTTTGAGGCTGTGGATTTTGGCTTTATCGGACTTGAACTGCCCCAAGAGGAAACAAAGGGCAAAAAGACCTCACAGAAAAAGATTGCCCTTACTCCAAGCGAGGATGAGCAAGACCCGGAGAATGACACAGACAAAGAGGACGAGGGCGATGATGAGGAAGCCAACGAAAAGGAGGCTTTCTATCGTTCAATGCTGAAAGACGTGTTATATGAGAGCGACAACATCTATGAGATACCCAACCTATTGCTTGAAATGCAAGCGGGCAAGGTTGAATTGCCCTTATCTCCGTGGGGAGCGAACAGCCGCCTCCGTAAAGATGTGGCAACGTATCATTTCTATGTAGATGATTACCGATTTGAGGCTTTGTTCAAAGACCCGATAAAGTTGCTCACAAGCAACTGCAAAGCGGTTGTTGAGCCTAATTGTAGTTGCCACGACCAAACCCCGATTGCATACGGAATAAGCCTTATCTACAAAAAGAGATGGCTTTGTCGCTATTTGCAAGAGTGCGGTATCAAGGTTTATGCCGACCTCAATGTTAGCCACAAGTTTATTGAATACAACAAAATGGGTATTCCGAAAGGCTACAACGCCTTTTTCACCCGTGGACTTGATGGCTGGCTCGAAAGTCTTAAATCCGACTTACAGGTTGCACAGGAGATAAGCGGGCTTGAACGCCCCAATCTTGTTGTGTATGGTGGCGGTGATGAGATTAAAGCGTTTTGCCGTGAGCATGGCTTGCTTTACGTCACTGACTTTATCAATGCCAAAAAGAAATGACTATGGGTAGGAATAGTGGCGGCGTTAGAGGTGGCGGTGGCTCATATAGTCAAGCAGAGATAGAAAACGCTCTGTTTGATTACGTCAATGGCTATTCAAGTGAAATGAATGGCTGGTTGCGCTCACCCGCTGATTATTCGCTCACCCCGGAAAGCCGACAGCACATAAAAGTATTGGATTCAATTCTAACTGGAAATATAGCCAACGAAACACTTTACCGCAAGACCGAGGCTAAGTCAATTTTCGGTTATATGAGCCAATCCGATTATGATAAACTTTGGATGCACGTTGTTGACGGAACTGCAAACGGGACCTCTCAAAAGGCGATTGCCGGTGTCGTTGGCAAGACATTCAAGGAGAAAGGGTTTATGAGTACCTCAAAATCCGCGTCTATTGCTGAGGATTTGGACTTTGCGATGAAACCTATAATGTTGAGAATAAACCCCAACAAAAGGGCAAAGGGCATGGACTTAGACAAACATTCAATAGGCGAGGAAGAAGTGTTGCTAAGGCGCAATACCAGATACAAGGTGAAAAAAGTGTATGGCAAGGCTGGCAACATTTATGTAGATGTAGATATAATTTAACAACGATATAATAACAATCATGGGTAGAAATTCAAGCGGCAACCGTGGCACAAAAGACGGTGGCGGCGATTACAAAGGCAAAATTACCAACGTCGGCCCTCTTGTCGAGATGACCGACCCACAAATGTATAAGGCAACCAAGCAAGCCATTTCGCGCTATCATGCCGTTCTGGGTGTAAGGCAGCGCGAGGTTAAACTTGCTGACTTTCCCGGTGCCTATGGCGTACACGTTACAAGCGGTGATGGTAAATCAAAGGCGGTTTACCTCAATCGTAGCCACTTTAACCAAGGAGCAAAGAGAGTTGCAAGCGACCACGCAGCAAACTACACAAGTGGCTGGAGTACCCACACCAACAAGCCGATTGCTCACACTGTCACACATGAGTTGGCACACGCTACATGGAATGAGCATTTGTCTGGAGCCAATCAAAGGGCGGCCGGCAAGGAAATCCGCACTCTTTATCGTTCATGGATGAGAGATAAGAAAAAGTCCGGCTATGGTAAATATGCCCGTACCAACGTGAGCGAGTTTTGGGCTGAAACCGTTACTAAGGCAGTACATGGTAAGTCTGATAAGTACACTCGCCGAGTGAAAGCGATTTGCAAAAAATACAATCTCTAACTATCTTTACATAAAACTACAAGAATAAACAATGAAAAGAATTGAATTAACCCCCGAAGAAATTGCCGTTATCAAGCAGCAGCTTGACGGTGAGATTGAGGTATGGAGTGCTACCGATGAGCAGCAGAAACACCTCACTAACGTAATTGACAAAGCCGAGGCGCGTCTGGAGGAATACCCCGATGATTACGACTTTGGCGATGACCTTATAGCGTGGATATGGAGCGAGTACCAAGCACAGGAGGCTAACGCCTAATCCACCATTAACCCGGTGAAGAAATCGGGCAGTTTTCGGGCTGTCCGTTTTCTTTGCAGTTTATATGTGTTTGATGAACACGTTTAATTAAATCAACGGAATTACAACGGATGGCACTCTTTGAGAAAGGAAATAAAATGGGACACCGCTTTACGTCCGATAACCAGCCCAAGCGCAAGGGGCGTGGTAAATTCTCCGTGCTTTCCTATATACGTCAGACTACCGGCAAGAAAGTTGACCCACAAAGCAGCAAGGAGGAAATCTTAAAGGTTATCCAGCACATTTACGAAAGCTCACCCGCAGAACTGGAGCCGTTGATGAAAGACCCCAACGACCCCACCAAGCCCAATGCCAACACTCCGATGTGGGTATTGAACGTGATAGCGGCCATTAACACCGATATGCGCTATGGGCGCACGTCAACGATTGAAATGCTCTTTGACCGGGTATTTGGCAAAGCCACTCAACCGATAGAGGCTGATGTGAACGCCCAAGTTACCAACACGGTTGATTTGTCGGTACTCACCACCGAGGAACTACTACAATATAACGCTCTTTTGGAGAAAATAACAGCAGGTAAGAATGGCAAAGAATAAAGCAACATCAATGCCATTGTCGCTTGCAGTCAAAGTTGAGTTGTTCAAGCGTGGCGAGTTTGGGTTTATCACCGACCGCGAGGGCAAGAGGCACGAAAAGCAGGGGCAGGCTCTAACAATACTGACCGACACCGACCATGTAGAGGTGCTGTATGGTGGAGCGGCCGGCGGTGCTAAGTCATGGACTGGTGCCGTGTGGTTGCTCTTTATGTGTCTTGCCTATCCGGGAACCAAATGGTTTATTGGCCGTGCTGAATTGAAGCGTATAACCCAATCAACCTATATCACGTTCAAAAAAGTATGCTCTATGTATCGTTGCACAGAGGAACTATACACGTTCAACGGGCAGCTAAACTACATTCAGTTTTTCAATGATTCACGCATTGACTTTTTGGACTTGCAATATAAACCCTCCGACCCGCTCTATGAACGCTATGGCTCTATTGAGTTTACCGGCGGCTGGATTGAGGAGGGGGGCGAGGTTAATTTTGGAGCATACGACACGCTTAAAACCCGTGTGGGACGCCACTTGAATTTGGAGTATGGTTTGTTGCGTAAGATATTCATTACTTGCAACCCCAAAAAGAATTGGATGTATGATATTTTCTACAAGCCATATAAGACCAATCAACTTGAGGCGCACCGTTTCTATATCGCTTGTTTGGTACAAGAAAATCCGTTTATAGACCCCGGATATATTGAGGGCTTGCGCTCAACAAGCGACAAAGTGAAATTTGAGCGACTGTTTAAGGGTAATTGGGATTATGACGATAACCCTAACGCCCTATGCGCCTATGATGATATTTGCGCCATATTCGGCAATAAGTTGGCTCTACGCACGGGCAAGCACTACATAACGGGCGATATTGCGCGTTTCGGTGCCGACCATGCGCGATTGGCTGTCTGGGATGGCTACAACATAGTTGAGCTTATTTCTTTGCCTAAATCCAAGCTCACCGACATTCAGACGTGGATTATTGCCAAGCAAAAGAAATACCGCATACCCAATCACCGCGCTATCGTGGATGAGGACGGAGTAGGCGGCGGCGTGGTTGACTTTTGCGACATTCAAGGCTTTGTGAATGGCTCTACACCATTTGGGGGCGAGAACTACCGCAATCTACAAACTCAATGTGGTTACAAGCTGGCAGAACACATTAACGCCAATGAGATAGGCATTGATGAGGACTTGATTAACGAGGCTGACCGTGAGCAGGTGATAAGGGAACTTGAACAACTGCAAACGTGGAAAGGCGATAGCGATGGCAAACTACAATTAAAGCCGAAAGAGGAAATTAAACTTGATTTGGGTTGCTCCCCGGATTGGCGCGATATGCTCTTGATGCGTTGCTGGTTTGACTATAACGAAATAGACATACCCGAAAACATAGAACAGATTTTAGGATTAACGTAACACCAAATAACATGAGTATCATTCAAACAATCTCAAATAGCATTAAGGCAGCCGTTGGCTACCAACAGAGCTTTGATGAACTGTTGGCCGCTCACGATGTGTCGCGGGCCGTTGCTATGATGACTTGCCACTCCGACAAGGCGGCAAGTTACTTGCGCGAGTATGAGGTAAGCACTCACAAGGTGATGGAGCGTGAGGATAGAGCCGTTAAGGACAAAAAGGGCAATTTCCTACGTTGGAGCAAGCGCAACAAAATTCCTATCCCTTACCAAAAATTCATCAATGAAATCTCGTTGGTGTTTCTCTATGGCCGGCCCGTGAAATGGACGCAGCTATCAGATGGCACCGATTACGCCTATTCCTACTACAAGGATTTAATGCGTGATATTCGCTTTGATTCGTGTATAAGGGAGGCTAAACGTGCCGCCGGTGCTGAGGGTGTGTCGGCTATACTCTACCACGTTTTCCGTGATGAGAACACCAACAAGCCACGCCTCTTGCTGAACGTGTTGAGCAAGAAAAACAACGATGACATTTACACTATCAAAGACCAATACAAAAGGCTCAGAGCCTTTGCGTGGGGCTACTATCTCACAGAGCAGGGCAACCGCACCGTTCACCATGTAGATGTATATACGGCCGATAAAATCTACCGTTGCAAGCGTGGCAATATAGGATGGGAAGTTAACACCTACGATAACCCCGTTGGCAAAATCCCCGTGTTGCTCTTTGAGCAAGACCCGGAACACTCCGATGTGCAACCGATGATTGAAAAGGTTGAGAACTCCGAAAGTGTGGAGGCCGATGTTATAGACCGTTTCGCTAATCCCGCAATGGTGGCAACGGCCCAAGTGCTTAACTCGCTACCAAAACAAGAGGAAGAGGCGAAACTCTTTATCCTCAAAGAAGGTGGCAGCCTGTCTTACCTCACATGGAATGATGCAAGCGAAAGCAAGAAAAACCAATTTGAGCGTCTGGATAAGCACATTCTTTCAAAGTCGTTCACTCCCAACATTGACTTTGACAATATGAAAAGCCTCGGCAACCTATCCGCAAAGGCTATCCGCAAAGTTATGTTGCTGGCCGTTATCAAGGCTGAAAAACATAAGGAGAAACACGATGGCTATATGAGCCGCCACGCCTCACTTATGATAGCCATAATGGGTAACGTCTTAGACTATATCCACAAGGCAGAATTTGAAAAGCTCAATCTGGGGCATGAATTTCAAGAGCCGTTTGGTGATGATGTGAGCGATTTGCTTGCTGACATATCCAAGCAATTCAATGATGGTGCTTTGAGCCGTGAAACGTATGTGGAGCTTTCCTATCTGGTTAAGGATGTGAAAGGCGAAATGGAACGTATCAAGACCGAGCAAGCGGAAAATTTGGCGCAGCAAATGGCACTACAACGTATGGACGCTTTTGAACCTACTGACTAATGGAATACTCTACAAAATTTAATCCGGGTGATGAGGTGTGGACTATGAGCCAAAACAAGCCTCACCAATTCCGCGTGGCAGCCGTGGAAATCACATTGAGCGCACCCAACTCACCTATGCGTGGCCGCTCCACGGAGATACTTGTTGAGCTTATCAATACAGCCCCACGCAATAATCCCCACCGCCTCACATTCGATGCGCAGGCTTGCTTTGCGACCAAACAAGAATTGATAGACCACCTTTTCAACTCCGGCAATGGCTAAGAAAACGACTACCACTAAGAAAGAGGCACCGAGCAAGCCCCAATACACTTGCAAGGACTGCAAACACTCGACCGACTGGCAAAACAAAGGGGCTGATGGCTCAATGATATTTTGCCGCTGTCAATTCCATAAGTGGTGCAAATTCCTCAATCACGATTATTGCGACAACTTTGTAAAGCGATGAATAGAGATACAAAATTTATAAAACGGGTTTGGCTTAATGAGCCTGATTCACCCTCTACGGGTATGGTTGTAGCTTATGATGGCGAGTTGCAAGACTACGACAAACAACCATATCATTCAACATTCTTGCGCGTTTCTGATTGCCATGTTTCGGTAAACTTGCATAAAGCCTCGTATGATACCGAGCTGGAATTTATAGATAAAATGAAAAGAATACGTGGGGTATTGGATGAATTTATAAATCACCTCGAAAGCAAGTATAACGACTAATGGCAAAGCGACAATACATAGACTACAAAAAGGCTCAATCCGAGTTATTCAAGCGCACCGAGGGCTATGCCGCCAATGTGGGGGCAGCCTATCGGGCCGCGCTCACGCAAATAATTAACTTGGTAAAGGGTACGGAGCTTGAGGCGGGTAAGCCGTTTTCATTCTCCGAGTATGGCTATTCCGATGAGGTTACGCCTATACTCCGTTCTATGTATTCTCGCGTGTACCAGATAATCCGCGCCGGCGTAGAAAAGGAATGGCTAACCGCCAATGAGCATAACGATGGATTGGTTAAGGCTATATTCGGTGAACACTCAATAGAGGATAACCACTTTGCCAAATTCTTTCAACGCAACATGGAGGCAATGAACGCCTTTTTTGCGCGTAAGACTGGCGAGGGTGGGCTTAATCTCTCTCAAAAGGTATGGAAATACACCGGCATTTACAAAGATGAGTTAGAGGACGCTTTGGATTTGGCTATTGGTGAAGGTACACCCGCCAACAGACTTGCAACCCAAATTCAAAAGTATCTCAATGACCCCGACCGATTTTATAGGCGTTTCCGGGTTAAGATTGGTGAGAATGAGGACGGTACCCCCAAATATGGGCGTATATGGAAAAGGCGTGTGTTTGACCCCGAAACCAATTCTTACAAGTGGGTTGATGATGACCCTCGCAAATATCACCCCGGACGTGGCGTTTATCGTAGCTCTTACCGCAACGCTCAACGTCTGGCGCGTACTGAAACCAACATAGCATATCGCACGGCCGATTATGAGCGTTGGCAGCAAATGGACTTTGTTATTGGCATTGAAATCAAGCTATCCAACAATCACCCGTGCGTGGATATATGCGATGACCTCAAAGGTATCTACCCCAAAAATTTCAAGTGGACGGGCTGGCACCCTAATTGCCGTTGCTACATGGTTCCAGTTCTGGCTGGCAAAGAGGATGTGAGCAACATGGTTGATAGGATCCTGGATGGAGAGGATCCTGGCACCGTTCACCCTGGGGGATCCGTGAATGAAATGCCAGATCAATTCCAGGATTGGATCAAGGCAAACGAGGAGCGTTACAAGCAAGCAGAGCAAAATGGCACACTGCCATATTTCATCCGTGATAACAAAAAGAGCGTTGAGCAAATTCTAAAACCCCTCACGCCAGAGGAGAAACACCACCAGGAATTAGTAGCCAAGTATGGAGAAAGTGCCGTACAGAGCCTCTATGACGCTTACAAGGCGTTTCTGGATAAGATCTCAACTGGAGATCTGGACTATCAGATCAAGAAACTCAAATTTGAGGCTCAATGGGTAGCCGATAAAAACAAGTTTCCGACTTCTCCAGAAATGGTTAAGATGCTCCAGGCACAACTGGCAAAAGTGGAGGTGCAAAAGGAGTTTCAGTTGGCGGTGGCTGATGCTAATACCGTTCTGGGATTCCAGAGCAAGAG